CACATGATAAGCGTCGTCGAGAAGCGCAAGAATGCCGTCCTCGGCTCACCGATAGAGTTCTGGAGAGACGGTGTGCCGGATGAAGCAATCAACACGAACATCAAGTCCCCTTGGTTCAGTGAGCTTGTAAGCGATATCCTCGATGCACAGTTCTGGGGGTTTACCCTTGCGCAGTTCTCGACCGGCAAGGACGGTTTCATTGAATATTTCAATGTGCCGCGCAAGCATGTAGATCCACAGCTGAAACTCATCAAAAGGCACCAGAGCGATATCAGTGGTGTGCCGTTCAGCGAGTACCCCGGACTTCTATTCGTCAGAGGCAAGCGTCCCCTTGGTATCTTCGCGGCCTGTCTGCCTTGGGTGATACGCAAGAACGGAACTGTCGGCGACTGGTGTCAGTTCAGCGAACTGTTCGGTATGCCTATCCGCGACTACGCCTATGACGCAAGCGATGAAGTGGCCAGAGCCCGCACACTGGCCGATGCTATGACTCAGGGAAGCGCGTCGGTTTACATCCATCCGGAGGGGACAAAGCTTTCATTCATCGAGGCCGGGAACAAAACCGGAAGCGGCGACGTGTACGACGGCCTGGTCAAGGTCTGCAATGCGGAGCTGTCAAAGGCCATTCTTGGAAACACCCTCACAACCGAAGCGTCAGAGACCGGCACACAGGCCCTCGGAACCGTCCACAAAAAGGAGGAGGAAGGGTTCACAAAGGCTGACAAGACCTTTGTTCTCAACGTCCTCAATTACGATATGACGGACATCTTCACTATGCTCGGAATCAACACCGACGGCGGGGAGTTCGTATTTGCGGATACCGCCCAGGTACCGGCCACGGAGAAGGCAAGCCTTTTCAAGATCGCCCGAAACGATCTGAACCTTCCAATCGATGACGACTACATCTATCAGGAGCTCGGCATCGAGAAGCCGAAGGACTATGAGCGTCTGAAGGAGGAGGAAAGGCAGCGCAGGGAGGAGGCCGCTGAAAGGATGAGGCAGGTGCAGGAGGAGCGGGGAAAGGAGGCTCCAGAGAACAGAGCCCGTTTTTTCGCCAAGGCCCCAGACTACGGGGCTTTAAACTGGTAGTCGACACCCTGTATGGTGAAGACACGCCGAGAAACAAGGCGGATCTGCCGTTCGACTTGAGCGGTGCGATGGCATCAGCCCTTCAGTCGCTGTATAAACGGCACACACGGCCTTCCGACCTTGTGCCGGTGGAATTATTCAACGGCATCGTTAAGACGCTGAATTCGGCCCTTTCTGACGATTTTACGGCAGAATACCCGGACCTGTGCGAAATGATACGTGAGAACAACGAGGTATTCGCTGCATTCAAGGTTCACGACCAGTGTGAGCGTATGGCCAAGCTGCTGCTTGATGAGGAAGGCAACCTCAAGAGCTTCGAGCAGTGGAGCAAGGAGGCGGAGCCGATTTCCAGCCATCACAACAAGGTATGGCTCCGGACCGAGTACGACACGGCCATCAAGAGAGCGGAACAGGCCCGGCAGTGGAAACAGTTTGAGAGCGAGAGGGACGTGCTTCCAAATCTCCGGTGGGTTCCGTCCACGGCGGCAACACCCGGAGCCGATCACATGATTTTCTGGGACACCGTCCGGCCAGTGGACGACCCGTTCTGGAGTCAGCACAAGCCCGGTGACCGCTGGGGCTGCCAATGCTCTCTCGAGGCAACGGATGATCCGGAAACGGATATCCCTGCAGGAAGTGAAATGGATGAACCGGCCCCCGGTCTTGACAACAACCCGGCGAAGGACGGCAAGCTGTTCAGCGACTCCCATCCGTATTTCCCTTCATCCTGCAGCACCTGCCCGTTCAACAGCGGCGGAGTACAAACTACCCCCACAAACAAGGCGCGTGATTGCGCAAGTTGTAAATTACTACACAAGTGCGTAGCAGAGGCTATGCAAAACAACGTGGGTGATATAAAGCAACTTGCCGAAATGCTCAAGGCGGATAAGTCATACACGGGTGTTGAGTACAATCCGGAAACGGGTGGTTTGAAGGCTACTCACATATCACATAAGCGGGACGGCAAGGATGAGGAAAAAGTGCTTGGCGAATTTACCGGCAAGCAGCTTGAGGTACGTTGTCAGGATACCATCTTCAGGAAGGGTGGAACTTGTATTCTTGAGGCCGAGTCCGTCCGTGTTAATGGCGAATGGGCCTCTTGCCTTGACGCAACAATCATGGGGGAAAGAATGGACATAGCCTCGATCACGAAGAATGGAAATAACACCGTCTTCAACACGATAACCCGAAAGGAGGACCAACTTATGAAGTTTAATACGTCATTCGAAGCCGGTGCACATTCTCTCGCTCTTTACTTCGAGGATCCAACTATGTTCAATGAACGGGCCGTTAGGGACGCATTGAGCCGCTACCTTGGCCATAGACATTATCATGGTGCTATTGACACAATATATTGTGTGCTCAATGACGATAAGACCGACATAATTGTCATAAAAAAATAAAAGGCTCAGCAGAACTGAACCTCTTATTTGTGAGTCATGGCAATCGGCGTACCCATCGCTCGTCACACTGCAAATATAAGAATATTTTTTGATTCCAACACTTTTTCGTAAAAAATGGAAATCAGCGAAATGCAACAACTCCTCAAGCGCAAGAATGCGGAACTCTCCGGATACTTCCGGCGCAAGCTGCCGGTCAAGGCCGGAGCCAAGGTGAAGTCCATCGTTCAGGGGAACTTCAGGCTCGGCGGGTTCCAGAACGGCGCACTGGAGAAATGGCAGGAAACGAAGCGGCAGTCTTCGGGTGGTGGTGCCGATGCCCGGCGCGGCCCGCTGCTGTCTTCCCGGAAGGTGTTGTATAACGGAACAGGCTACACACCCGGGAACGGCTCCGTTACAATCTACAACAACGTCATCTATGCTGGAATCCACAACGAGGGAGGGGAAACGAACCCGAGGGTGACTCCGAAGATGAGACGATACGCTTGGGCACGTTACTATGCGGAAGGAGGCGGCAAGGCAAAGAAAGGACGTTCCTCCGATCAGGCGGATTTCTGGAAAGGGCTGGCACTGACAAAGAAAAAGACGCTGAATATCAAAATCCCGAAACGCCAGTTCATGGGGCCGAGCAAGACGATAGATGCGATCCTTCAAACGATGATTACAACTGATTTAAACACCATTCTAAACCTGTAAAAATATGGAACAAGATTTTATTCAAATCCGGGACATCCTCGCCGCAGTGAGCGGCATCAGCCTCGTTGATGAGGACACCGGCCAACTCGAGGCAATGTTGAACGGGGAGGAAAGTTATCCGATAACATTCCCTGCAGCTCTGATACTGTTCGGAGAAACAGACTGGAGATCATTCAACGGGGAAACGAAGCAGAAGGGATCCGGCACATTCACCATAAGGCTTGCGTGTGACTGTTATGATGACACACACGCCGGAGCCGGGCAGGACAGTTACGCGGAGTTGCGCCAGTCGCTCAGGAAGGCCGTTCATCAGGCCGTCAATGGCGTAGTCTCGGACACGTCGCACCGTCCTTTCATTCGTGTCAAATCCAGAACATACTCCTTGCCCGGAAGGATTAAGGTGTATGAACAGGAGTACAGTTATTCAGCCGAAGAATAGATATTAAACCCCAAACGAAACGAAGGCCCCCCTTATAGTGGCGGGCCTTCGTTTTACTACTGCATTAGAAAATTTATTCCGGCAAAATTTCCGGGTGCTTTGATAAGTACATATCCCTTAACGGAATGCTGACAACAAAACAAACATCGGCAAGTGTAATTGAATATTGCTCCTTACCTTGCGGCGTATCTATCTCCCAGTTCGGGCTATTGTATATCCACTGCTTCACGCCGTTGAACATATCCTTATCCTGATTTACAGCCAAAACTTCATACGCCTGACTCTCAACGTCAAGGGCGGTCTTAGGGTTACTCCTTGAAATCATCTCAAGCAGCATATCGCAGTTGTTCTCCAACAAATCTCTGCCGCCGCAGGCATTATAAAGTTCCTTGCCCTTCTCGTTAAGTTGTCTGGGGCTGCGCTTTATGGAGAAAGCAGATGCTGAGGAAGGGTACTTCATGGTGAGGATTGTAATAATCTTTGTGAGCTTCTCATCGATTGTCCGGAAGTTGTCTTCGTGACGGCTGCAGGGCAGATTGGCCACCGTTTCTTCCGCTTTTTCAAGTCGATGAATGTCTTCCTCGAGGCGGCTGCAGGGAAGTTCCTTAACCGTTTCCTCCATTTTTTTGAATCTCCGGAAATAGAATCTGGCAATAATCCATACCACCACAGCCACGACAATACAAAGAAATATTATCGGGTAATTCTTCAAAAGCCAATCCAGTACAGTCTTTTCCATTA